TGCCCGAGAGGATGTCGCGCATGTACGAGAACCGGCCGAAGGGTTCGTACGCCTGCTCCAGCGCAGCCTGACGACCAACGTCGTATTCGCTCTGCAGCTGCGTCTGCTCCAACGAGCCGATGTTGAACAGGGCGTTGACGTCCTTCTGGCCCAGACCTTGTGCGGCCTCGCCGAGCTGTGCCTGTTGCATCCCGAGGTTGGCAATGCCCTGGCCGAGCTGACCGAAAGCCTGACCCGCGGTCTGCCCCCGCTGCATCAAGTTCTCAAACGCGCTCTGCGCCTGCTGCTGCGCGCCTGTGAAGGCGGCGGAACGAAGCTTTGCAGAGGTGTCGGCCATCTGCTGGGCGGCGTTGCGCTGCAGCTCCTGCTCGGCAACAGCCTGACGAGAGCCACCAAAGGCTCCCGACGACACCGCTTCTGCACCAAGACGCTGACGCTCCACGTCGGCCTGCCGCTGGATGTCGGCTTCGGTCGTACGGATCACATCCTCAACAAAGGGGTCGTAGTAGGCCCTGTAGGACTGAGGGTCGTAGGCAGCCATGGACCCAGCAAGGGCGTCCGTGCCCCGCTGGTAGGCCCCAAGACCGCTGGTCAGGGACGTTTCAGCAGAAGCCAAGAGCGGTTGGTACGCACCGATACCAGCCTGCCCCATTTGGAGGGCTTTACGCTGCGGGTCCGTAAAACGGATTACCTCAGGGCTTGGGACTCCGCCCTCGAACTCCTGAACAGGAGCCCCGAACTGGTCCGTCATGATGTTGCCTTGGGCATCCCGCTTGTAGATGGGGTTGCCCTGTGCATCAACGCGCGGCGTTCCCTCCAGCGGGGATTTTGCCGCGATGCCGGTAATCATGCCTGTCTCTTCGTCTACTTGGTAGACGTTGGCCAGAAGGTCTTTAAGAAACTTCTCCTGATACTCAGGAAGAAGCGTCATACTTTTTGCGATTTCCTCAGCCATTGCGGCGACCCTCCAGCTGACTCATGACCCGATACATTCGAGCCGCGCCAAGGTTGCGGTCGCCATCCCCCATGCCGCGGACAGCGTCCTCAGTCATCACGAACTCACCGTCCGAGAGCCGCGCTTCTTGGACGCGGCCACCGTTCTGGTAGATTGCAGCGGGGATGGAATCGCTCTTGCCGGTGCCGGGGCCCTCAACATAGCCACCCTGCGCCATGTAGCTGACACGGGGCGTTCCCGGTGCCGCGGTCCCACGATAGTCTGGAAGCCGTTCGCCTGTGGCGTACTGCTGTCGCTCTAGTGCCGACATCGCAGGCCTGGGTTTGTTGATTGCGTACTGCAGTGCCGCCGCCAAGATGGGGTCGTTCTGGACACCCATGATATTCATCAGGCCAGAGACACCCTGCGTAACACCACTGAAGGGGGTTCCTCCTGTCCGGGCACCCGGTTGCGCTTTGCCTGAGAGCATGTCCATGACACCCTGACCAGTGCGCTGACCAACCGAGTCTCCGCCGCCGAGCCGGGACAGAACGTCAAGACCGAGGCCAACTTTGCCACCTGCTCCCGCCGACATCAGGGATCCGATGCCAGAGTTTAGGGCGCTCTTGAGGTTACCGCCGCTTAGGAGGTTACCAAGACTTGACCCGAGGGCAGCGCCAACTGGGTTGCCGCCGCTGGCAACCATCCCAACAAGACTGCCGATTGCTTCGAACAGAGACATTATGCTTCTCCACGCACCGCTTCAGGTGCCGTAACAATGATGCTGGTGCTGCGCCGTTCGCTTCCGGTCCAAGAGTTTCCGCACTGCGGGCAGTTCCCAGTCGGGTAGGTGGCGATTTCTTCTGGCGTATCGACTGCGTTGTCACAGCTAACACAGTGAACTGTATCAGAAGACGTTGCTGGTTTCCAGCGGGTGCCATTTCCCATGACAATGATCGTCGCGTCGTTCATGTTGTTACCACCGAGACTGTGCCGACAGAGCCAAGGGCCGAGGACCCCCGAACGTGCGGCGTGTTGGATTGTGCAATCTTAACAAAACCACCCTGCTGAAACAATGCTCCTGGCTCAAGTCCAACGTCATCGGTTTGAAGGGCCGTGAGGGTCAGTCCTGTGTTCCGGCCCTCACCGGGGTTTTGCTGCTGTTCAAGGTAGACAGAGAAGGATCGAACGATCTCTGCGAGATAGCTCTGCTGATACTCTCGAGGAGGAACAGGAAAGAAGGGGCGCAGAAGGTTTCTGGACATCAGCGCCGCCCATCAGATCTAAGCTCCAAGCGCGGGCTTCCGAGACGCCACGTTGTTCCCGTCTGGTCCGAGGCAATGCGGAAACTCATCTGCCGCCCACGGAGGCGGAAGTAGAGGATCTCGGTCCTTTGGTTCACCGTCGCAGCTTGGGTGCTCACAAAGGTAGACGTGGTAGAATCGAAGTACGTGCCGTCAGGAACGTTGCGGACGTTCATGGTCAGATCGACCTCGGGCAGTGCGTTCGTAGAGTTGAGGAACGACACGTCCGGGATCATGCGCCGCATGTAGACGAAGTTGTCTCCGTCCTCGAGGTCCATGGGGCTCGACTGAATGAACGCATTGATCGGGCTCGCCGGGTTGGTTGTGCCGTCGTCAAACCCAATCTCATGTTCATAGAGATAGCCGTCGGTGTTGGCCGCGATGGGGTAGTCAAAGATCCCGCGGTCTTCCCATGCCGTTCGGCCCATGTTCCCGAAGTACCAGACCTGCTCCAAGTAGTTGTAGACAACATACCGGTCCACCTCGGAGCTGTCCTCCGACGGGTAGAACCACCAGATCTCGGAGTCCTCTGTGTTCAGAGCCGCGTTGACCTTTTCGATCTGACCTTGGTTCAGGTGGTTGAAGATATACTCCCGAACCATGCAGGGAAGACGCTGGACAGCGCCGTCGTAGATATAGAATTCCGTGCGGCCCATCCAGAAGACGGTGTCGTCCACGGCCACGGCAGCATTGGGGCCCGCAACTGTGATGTTCTCGGAGAGCGTGGCAGCGCCGAAGGTGAACGGCGGACCTAGGAACTGCATACCGTAGAGCGTGGTGTCCGTGAACACGAGGATCTGTTGGCGCGTTTCGACGGCCGCAATAATCCCGGAGCCCGAGCCCAGCCGGATTTCACCGGCGCTGTTGGTAGCCGTAGCCGCCCAGTCGGTGACGCTTTCCGAATCCGAGAAGCGGATGGTCAGAGGATCCTGAATGCCCGGGGTGCTTTCCGGGTCGCAGCCAAAGGCCAAGATGTGGCGGTCCCGGTCCGACACCAAGACCTGCCGCGCTATGGTGGGAGCAGACTTCGCGCCGGGGAGGTTGGCGATGTTCACGGCACGTGAAGACAGGGTGCTGGTGGCATCCCAGTAGTAGATGCCTCCGTCTCGCACGTTGATCAGGAGGTCTTCGCCGAAGTTGTCGTGGGTCCAGATCCTGAGCGTGTTCGAGTCGAGAGCCGCGGTCGAGGACGACCCCCATCCGCCCCTGCTCCACGGACCTGCGCCCCAGCCCGAGCCGCGGATGGACGTGTCCAAGCCGGTGTTGATCTGGTACGCCGCGACGATGGATGCGCCACCAGTGCCAACGTCCGAGGAGTTTGCAAGCACCGGGGTCGGCACAAGCTGCCCATTGATTGTGATGTCGTTGATCGGGGTCCCGGCTTGGCGGGCCTCGATGTAGTAGGAGTTCGTGTTGACGATCTCCGTGATCTGGTACTCTTGGTTCAGCACCCCGGCGGTGATGTTTCCGCCCAGAGAGACTGCGCCGGAGAAGGTCACGAAGTCGTTAATCACGGCACCGTGATTGGTGTCCGCGACGAGAAGACGGGCGGACCCGGTGGTTGCCGTGAACGTGACTGCGCCTACGGCCGTGGTTTCCCGGAGGGGAGTGATGTCGTTATAGTCCCCGCCCTGATTGATGTAGTACTTGAGGTTTGTTCCCAAGCCAATCAGCTGGTCCAAGCTCAACGTAACCCATGTGTGCAAGGCCCGGCATGTCCCGAGAAAAGACTTGGTGGACTGCTTCTGCCAGCCACCGATTTTTTCAGGAAAGCCCTTTTGAAACCGGACCTTGTCGCAGTCGTGCCAGCCACCCTCGTTTGTGTACGAGGTGACCTCCCTAACTATACCGGGTTTGAACTGGAGCTTGGTGAATGGCATCGGATCACGAAATTTCCTCGTAGCCGACGACAACGACTAGGTCGTTTGCCGTACCGGCTGTTGCACCGAGAGACGTGTTTTCCTCCAAGTAAAGGGGGGTGTCTTTCGTGATGACATCAAGATACGAGTTCGCCGCCACAGGCTTGAGCTGGACGAGCATGTACTGCGTGCCACCAAGACCAGCTTGGTTGTAGTACGAAACGGTGGCGTTCGCCGAGGCGGAGCCGTCCACGTTCGTCACGCGAACCCAGTTGACCTTGAGGACTTTCCCCGAAGAGGCAGCGTTGCTCAGAACAGCCGTAGAGCTGGTGGTGGACAGGGCGACCGCAGAGGACTTCCCCGTCATCGTGGACATAGTCAGCAGGTTTGGCGCAGCCATTTGTTTCTCCTTACGACATCAGAATGCTGAAAGACATAGAGCGGGCGGAGGTGGCCGAGGATGTAAAGCCAAGAGCGCCAGCCCCATCAGTGAAGAGGACCTGACCCGCCGTGCCGTCTGTCGTGGGAAGCGTAAAGGCCGTGACGAAAGCCTGCAGGTTTGCGTCGTACGCCAGAACGTCCGAGCCCACAGCAACGCCAAGGCTCGTGCGCGCAGCCGAAGCAGACGAGGCCCCAGTGCCGCCGTCCGCGATGGCTAGGTCCGTGATCCCGGTGATCGTGCCGCCGGTGATGCTGACGCTCGACATGGCGAAGTCGGCAGTGAGGTCTACGACCGCGGCCGTCGCACCTGCGCCATCGCAGTACACGATCTTGGTATCGCCATTAGCTACAGCGACAGTGCTGCCAGATCCTTGGGCGATGGTAACCGTCTGCCCGCACAGGTTCCTGACGTAGTAAACATGTTGCCCGTCATTCGGATCAACGGTCAATGTCACCGGGCTTACAGGGGAGCCACCCAGAACCAAGACCTTGTACTGGCCGTTCGACAGCGCACCGTCGTTGGTGGTCAGGGTAAAGCTTGTCCCAGACATTGTCAGAGACACAACGCCGTTGGTCAAACGGTCGATGATCTGAAGGTTGGTGTTGGTCGTAGCGCCCCACGTTCCGGACTGTTCGCCGTCTCGGATGAGCTCGATACCACTATTCGCCGCATATGTACTTGGCATTCTGTCCTCTTACGCTGCGATGATCTCAGTCCAGATGGTCGCGGGCCCTGGGATAATCCGCCCCCAAACTAGCACAGCTCCGGGAGAACCGCTAGCAGAGACGCCTGTTAGGTTGACGACAGCATCGCCAAAGACCTGCACCGTCCCGACTTCCCCGACCATCTCCGGAGTCAGCGAGATCGGGATGACGGCGGTAGTGCGCTGCGTGACGACGCCGACCGAAGAGATGGCCTCAAGACCAGAGACATCGACATCCGCGCCACCGGTGGCCGTGACTGTTCCGACGCCGCCAACCGCTTGGAGACCCGTGACCGGGACGACCGGACCGAAGCCCCCAGTGGCCGTAGCCGAGCCGACTTCGCCTGTGCCAACACTGCTGCCCGCAATGACCAGAACACCCGTGCCGATGTTGACGGCGACTTCGCCAATCACGCCCGTTGCCGAAAGGCCGGTCTGCGGGAGGATCTGTTCCGTCTGAACGGTAACAGAACCGACCGAACCAGCGGCCGCAACGCCAGTGACGAGGACCCGGGTCGCGGATGCGTCGTCGCCTATTGGCACCTGTGCTATGGCGACTGCGCCAAAAAACATCTCAGTAGCTCCTGGTTACGGGTTCCCCCTATAATACAAGAAACGCAGGTTTATGCTACTCCGGTTTAACCGGCCAGATCACGCTGTGGGGGAAGCCCGCTTGCGCGGTGATGTCTCGCAGTGCTTGGCGATACGTCGCCATCTCTGCGCTCAGCGTCACGTCGGACAAAGCCATCCAATCTGTCGCGGCAAGCAGGCTGTCGCGCTGAGAGCGGATGGACGCGGCCAGAGAGGCAATGCGGTCTGCAAGTTCTTGCGTCGTGAGGGCGCGGATAGCCGGTGTAAACACCCAAGACGCGCCGACTTTTGTCGGCATTGTGCCGCTGTCGATGCAGTGAGTTTCTGGGTCGAATGTCGGCGTTGGGTTTTCCGCCACTGTGACCATGCCGAAATCAGCCATAACAGACTCAGGCACATGCTTCGGGAAGCTGGTGTTGGGGTAGTCACGGCGAAGCTGCCCTACAGTGTAGGGGAACTTCTCTACGACACCGTTATTAATCTTGGCAAACATTGTCGATCTCCTTGCCAGTTTGCGTTAAAGGACGCTGATGCCGATGGTGGGGTTGGCGGTCTTTGTGAACACCGACGGGGTTGACTGACTGCCGGAAAGGGACGGGAAACTAAAACTCGTGCTTATCGCTGACGTTGTACTCGAGCTTACAGTTAGACTGGTGCTTGACGTAGTCAGTCCTTGGTAGGTGCCAGTGAAAAAATTGTCCCCGTCCGCCTTTACGACGTAGAATTTAGAGCCAACAACAACAGCGGAGGTTGATGGATCGCCATTCACATAGAAGGATTCGTTATAGGTGCCTGAAAAGGAACGGGCGTAAACGAACGACCCACTAGAGTTGATTTTTACCAAAAAGTTGCTAATGCTACTTCGCCCGTATGTGTAATAGATGTTATTCGCGTCATCTATGTACACGGAAAGAATCTGTTGGATTGTGCCAACAGAGTGCTGCCTGCACCAAGACAGAACCCCGGACGAGTTTCTAAGTTCGATTTTGCAAATGTTGGTTGTCGTATTTGTGTATACGATTGCCGTATTACCAGCAGCGTTTGTTGCGCTACGAGTTTCGACTTCATAGCTGCCGAGGCTATAGGCATGTGCCCAAGTTGACGAACCACCTGTCTCCGGCATTTTGAATACAACGTAATTGAAATCAGTATAATCGTCGTAGTATATCCCGTAAAGGTTACCAGAGCCGTCTGGGTATAAACCACGGACTACTGACGCGCCCTTCGTCCCGGAGCCTGTCCCGCTGTGGATAGTGCTGACCAAGCTGTTATTGCTTGAGTCCACTTTTGCGATGATACCGACACGCGGTTTAGTGGAGCTGAAGCGGTACTCTCCAGCTACCCAAAAGTAGCCCCCAACATGGTTAGTAGTCACAGTGCCACCAGCATTGCCCAGATTAGTAATCACAGCCCTCGGGGCGCTCGCCGCACCAGTTGAGTCAATCGTGACCACTGATGGATCGTAAGTACTAGCCAGCATCGAGATTTTTAGGTCTGTGCCACCAAGACTGATGCCCACAGGCACTTGCGTAGTCGTGGTAGACGACCCCATTGCGTACGCTTTTTTGTACTCAACCGTTGCGTCGGAGTTGAACTTTATGAGCTGCGCGTCGATCTGCGCATCCGTCTCATCTGTAGAGCCAAGATGGTAGACCGACCCGTCTGAATCCAACTTGATTGTTGGGTTGTAGTTAAACGATTTCCCAGCAGGCGGCACAATACTGGCGACAAAATCGACATTAGAGACCGCAGAGGCCGCAATCATAGCCTTTTTGCCGAACATTATGCGTCTCCTACACGAGCGCCGTAAAGCGTCGTGCTGACCTTCCACAGGGTAACGACAGTGAAGCCGCTGGTGTTCAGCGTCGGAGCCACGCCACCGTCCGTTTTCCAAGTCACAGATGGCCAAGTGATCGTTGCGGCAGAACCGTCATCAATCATCAAGGTCATTGCTTCACCGGCCACAAAGCTATCTGTGGGACTGGAAGCACCACTCAAGGTCCACGTCTGAATCGTGCCATTGTTGGGGTTCAGTGCTGGCGTCGTGCCGGTGAGCGCAAAGACCGTCTCAACGATGGCGTTGGAAAACTTGACATCGCCACTCGCATCGGCGGTCACGACCTTAGACGCCTGAGACGTTCCGAGAGTGGTGATGTCGTTGTAGTTCAGCTCCGCCGTCGAAGCCGTCACCCCGTCCATGATGTTCAGTTCTGCCGTGGTCGCAGTCAAACCTGCGATCAAGTCAGCGAGGTCACGTGCTCTAGTGGTCATCGGTCATATCCTTATTCAGGCTTAGCGGGCCACGTAATACTTTCGGGGAACCCGTCCTGCGCGGTGATGTCTCGCAAGGACTGGCGATACGTGGCCCATGCTGCCTTGTCTGCGGGGGCATCATCCACCTGCGTCCAGTCGGATGCTGCAAGCAGGGCGTTCCGCTCGGCTCGGAGGATGGCAGCAAGAGGGTATGTCAGTGTCCCGTCCGCGTAGATCCACTCATGCATATTCGCGACGGTCAGTCCGTCCGGTGCGTCCAGAACATCCTGCTCCCACCCCTGAACAGCATAGTTATCAAGAGCAGTGGCGATGACTCTGTTATCCGTAATGAGGACCTTCATCACTGCCCCCTGTAAGTCATGTAGCCTTGGTTGCCCCTCACGAACAATCTACCCTGCTTGACGACCATCATATCGTAAATGCCATTAGCCAGAGCGCCTGAGAGCATATTGTAGCCATTCCGCGTAATGTACACAGAATCCGTGCTCACAAGGTTGGCAGTAGATGACGCTGAAGGTGCGTCGTTGACACTGAGGAAAACCTGAAGACCATCACTACGAATGATAAAACGCCCCCCGTAGAAAACAACAGTTGTAATACCGGACATCCCAGTAAGGGCTCCAAGGTTAGTCCAAGAGGAGCCTCTATTGGTTGAGAATACAAGAGCCCCACCATTTACCCCGGCAAGAACAAAGCCAGATCCATTTTCTGCAAAAGAACCTACGGCGGTGTAACCTGCAACCATAGTGGCAGAGCTAAAAGAACCCCCGTTGTTTGTGCTTCTAAGATAGGTTGAGGAGGCATACCCCACGAGCCATGTGTCGCTTCCCACGAAGCGTACTGAATAGCACTGCGTTCCCGGACCTGTAGCAAGGTTTGTCCAAGTAATACCATCAGTACTCCTCATGATATTTGAAGGTCCAGCAGCGAGGAACACCCCGTTCGCAAAGCTAACCCTTTGAATCGCATTGGTGTGACCGCTTGTTCTTTGGGTCCACGTAATGCCGTCAGTTGAACTCCAGATGTTCCCACTGTCACCCACAACTACAAAGACACCTGCACCAAAGTCCATAGCCCTGACCGTTGCCGAAAAACTGGCATTGACGACATATGCTGAGCCAAAGGTACCCCCTTTGTCTGTGGACCGAAGCAGAGAGGTAGTGCTCCCCGTATTGCCGCAGGAGAGATACAGAAGGATTGACCCGTCATTATTCATGGCCATATCTGTGCCAGTCGAACCAAAACTTGGAAGTATGTCAAGTGCAGGCATCCACACGTCCCAAGACGCAGCCCCATTACTGGTTGCTGAAAATATCCTACTTCCGTAAGCGGTGGCAGAAGGCGTCACGTAAATATCCCTACCAAGGATATTTCGTTGACTCACCGTAAGGAGAGTGGTGTTGCTGGTCCAAGTGTTGAGAAGACTATTTGATGCCGCAACAGTTGCGCCAATTGAGGAAGCATTGAAACGCGTGGCGTTGCGGAGCATTTCTTGAGGTCCAAGCACAGACGAGATGTAGTCCTCTGTCGCAAGGGCGCTACCGCCAGTGGCGTTTGCACTGTTGGTGGTTGCTGCGATAAGACGTGCCTTACCTCGCTCAGCGATGAGTTCTTGCCAATCCCCGCGAGTGCTAGCGTCTCCAAGAGCAGTCTGAAGTGCTGTAGAGTTTGTCGTCCCGTTGACGACGTTGTTAAGTAGGCGTTGAGCGCGAACGGTGGCCATTAGACAAGCCCTTTCATGACGACGATGTTGTAGAACCCAGGCCCCACATTTCTGGAGAAGTTATTGCTGGCGTTCCCCAAAGTAATTGTAACCGTGTCGGCAGCAGAAACCCGGCTGTTGATAATAAGTCTTTCGTCAAATCCTGACGGTGGATTTACACAGACTTCGTCGCCGACCAGCGCGCCCGGGATTGTTGCGGTAAACGAGACTGTGCCGTTTACACCCAAGGCTGTCGTGGCATTGTAGACCGTCCCGGTGAGCATTATGTCGTTAAAAACTTCAAGCTCTGTTGCAACGTACTCGGACACCAGGTCCCACGCAGCAGCATAAAGCAGCCAGCGACCACCCGACGTGGCAAAGCAAGTCTCGTCGTCGTCAACCTGAGTGCTTCCACTCACCCAAACAAAAACGCCGAGGCTTTCAACAACGCCGATAATGGTGGCGGGTCCGTTAATTGATCTCAGGTCCGCCCGGTTTTGGTAGGTTCTTGTGATGACAGAACTGGCATCGGCGAAGCTCAACAGCGCCGAACCATTTGTTTGAAGAACCTGTCCGCTTGTTCCATCCGTTGTCGGTAGGGTGAACGTGGAAACAAACGATGTCAGGTTGGCGTCATAGGCCTGAATGGTCACGCCAATGTCTGCAATCGGCGCGAACAAAGAGTTCGCTTCAGCCTGCGTGTAGGTGTTCGCGACCGTGACCGTGCCGTAGGCTACGATGTCAACAATGTCGCCTGCCGTAGCGCCAACAGCAAGAACAACCGAAGTCCCGTTGGTGGCGGTGTAGTCCGTGTAGTTCAGGCGGGAGCCGTTGAGGTACACCTCCACAAGACCGACAGTGTACGGGACACTAAACGTGGTCTGGCCGCTCGTGGCGGTGAAGGACGTGTCCTGAAAGATGGTCGGCTGGATGTCCGCGGCAATCGCAGAGACAAACACCACCGCATCGCCAGAGAGACTGATCGGGGATCCGCTTGCGCTGCTCTCAATGACCGTTCGGGAGAGCGTGGTTCCAGAGGCGGTGTACGTACCGCTCCCGATCTCCCAGTTCGAAGTGCCGTCCTCGATGACGTAGCGGACCACGTCGCCGTCGGTCACTCCGGCAGCACTAAAGCTCTGGTAACCCTGCAGCGCCGAACCAAGAGTGATCGTCCCCGTACCAGTGGTCGGGGTGCTCATCTTGGCTCTGTTGACTAGAACGACCATTCGGGTACTCCGCTCTAGCTATTAGGCGATCCGGATGATTGCGTTGCTGGCATCCGCGGTGGGGAACACGATCTGGAAGTCGCCGGAGGTCGAAGACTTGTCCGAGCCGAAGTCCAAAATGATGACCGACGGGTCACCAGCTGCCGTGTCGTTGTAGATCATCGCACCGCGGGCCGTGATCGTGGCCGAGGTGAAGGTGATGTCCGCAAAGTCCGTCAGAGCGGTGGTGCCCGAGGTGGTCGGAGTCACGTTCGTCAGAGCGCCGCCGCCAGCCACATAAGTGCCGGAGTTGCCAACTTCGTTCGACGCCGTATAGGCAGTCGTCGCCGCGGTGAACGAAGCGCTGTTCGTGTAGAGGGCCAGCTTGAAGGTGTTGCCGGTGCTCGCAGTAAAGTTGTGCGTACCGGTCAAGAGCTCCCTCTTGAACGACGTGCACATAAAATTTCCGGTGAAACTC